AATTTCTTAAAAACATCCTCTCTTGTTGATAACAGCATTTCTTTTGCTTCACCAATTAAATTTTTCTTAATATCATGATCCATCTTCTTTAAATCTTTAAGTGTGTTACCTTTTTTATCTTGTACTATAATCTTGTTTAATGATTCTATTGCAGATGAAGTGGCATTCATTAATTCTGAATATGCAGATAAATCTTTTGCGGATGGACCGGCGTTAAGATAAACGCCTAGATTTTTTATTAAATCCAAACCTTCGTTTATTATAGTGCTTGCGCTTTCAATCACATACTCTTCTAAATTTTCTTTATTTGCGGATTTTCTAAATTCTCTCTTAACCTCATTATTCTTCTCTTTTAAAGCATCTATAATGTCGTCAATATCATCATTATTATCAGGCATAGTAATATTTATATTGAATTTATGAAAGTTAAATTATAATAGTAGTATGGAACCTGTACTTTCTTTTATTAAAACTAATAATGATGCTAAATTACCTTGTAAGAACAACGCTTCTGATACTGGGTATGATGTATATTGTGTTGAAGATAAGATAATACCTGCCAGAGGGTCTGCAGTTGTTGATGTGGGTTTAAAATTTGCCTATATACCCAAAGGGTGTTGGATAAAAGTAGAATCGCGTAGCGGTTTAGGGTTTAAACACGGTATTATGGCGCACCCAGGTATTATTGATAATGAGTATAGGGGCGACGCTGGAATCAAGCTTTATAATTTAACAGATTTAGATTATAAAGTAATTAAAGGAGATAGAATTGCACAGTTTGTTATCTACCCTCTTGCACCTGATTTTAAAACAGAATTCACCCTAAATGTTGTCGAATCAACACGCGGTGAAAAAGGCTTTGGAAGCTCCGGTAAATGAATTTTAACAATCTTTGGATAGAGAAATACAGACCTAAAATACTGGATGATATTGTTTTAGTTGATGAGACAAGATCAATAGTACAATCATTCAAAGACAAAAAAGAAATACCTAACTTATTATTAATTGGTATACAAGGCATAGGCAAAACTTCTTTAGCTAAGATTTTAGTTAATAGTATTTTAGAGTGTCAATATTTGTATATTAATGCTAGCGATGAAAATGGTATTGATACAATTAGAAATAAAGTAGTTAGTTTTGCCAAGACAAAAAGCTTTGATGGGGGCATAAAGGTTGTTATTTTAGATGAGGTGGACGGTATTAGTCTTGAAGCTCAAAAAGCATTGCGTAATACCATGGAAGAGTTTGCAAATAATACACGTTTCATTCTTACCGGTAATTACAAGCATAAAATCATACAAGCGCTTCAAAGTCGTTGTCAAGAGCTAAACCTTATCCCACCTATTGAAGGTATAGCCAGAAGGGCTCTTACAATTTTAAAAAATGAAAACATTAAACTTAGTGATACACAAAAGAAGGATTTAATTGTTTTAGTTAAAAAATTGTATCCCGATTTTAGGAAGATCATAAATGAAATTCAAAAATTTAGTGTTGCTGGAGAGCTTCATATACCCCAACTCTCCATAAACAACGACATTCTCATTAAAATTATCAACAATACTAGGATTAAAAAATCTAATTTAGGTAGAAAGTATTATATAGAAAATGAAGAGAAGTTTCAAGGCGATTACACATTACTATTACGTGAACTGTTCAATCATTTAAATGAAACTTGCGATTTTACTAATGAAAAAAGCAAAAAGGCGCTACTAACTGTATCAGAACATTTGTATAGAAGCGGTTTTGTAGTGGATCAAGAAATTAATTTTTACAGCTGCCTTATTGCTCTTGAAGATCTTATCTAGATCTTGGCAAATAATTGTGTGTATAATTCTTTACTGCAGGCGACTTCTCATTTTTTGCAGGCAAAGAGGGGATTTTAACATTTTTGTTCAGAAGCTTTCTGTCGCCTTTAATTAACTTCCCTTTACCATCGTCTGAGGCAACAGTATGTGCGATCTGCTGCTCATCTTCTGGCTTTTCTACTTCTGGTTTAATCTGAATCTTTTCTTTACGTCTAAGTGAATCGGGTATAGGTGGTAGGTTGATACCGTTACTATAGGGTTCTAAGAATTTTGCTGGAACTGTCAAGTATGCAACGTAGCGACCTGGGGCAATCTCTTGTGTTATATCTACATCAAATTCACTGCCTGTAATCTCTGCATTACCTGAGCCCTGGGTAGTTGGTCTGATGGGCTTAACAGCGCTAACTCTCAAGAGCAAATCAGACTGTGACCAGTTTTTGAGGGTATTTTGATAGTCTGTTGTTTGATTTTTAAGAAAATCGGATTTAAAAACATCACCTTTAATTTTAACCATATCACCTGTTAAGAAACCACCTCTTGTGTATTTCTGGAGATATGTTTCCAAAATAGCATTAAATTTCTTATTCATCATATATATTTATGCTTCTGTATACATAAATCGTTATTAAATATTATATATGAGTATAAAAATCGAGAGTATTAATAACGTAAAGAATGTCAATGATTTAAAGTACCAAGATTTAAAGCTTGATTTTGAATATAGTTATACTCAAAATTCCGAATTTTTAAAAGTTAATGAAATAAAGGATTTAAAGGTAGATTTTGATTTCAACGCAATAAAAAATAGTTTGCGTAACATTTTTACAACTAATAGAGGTGAAAAACTGCTAAATCCCTACTTTGGTGCAGGCTTGGCAAGCTTTCTATTTGAATCTGTTTCTGAATCTACAGCTAAATCAATCGGCGATACTATAGTGCAAAATATAGCACTTTTTGAACCAAGAGTCAAGCTTAATAATGTTAACATTATAGCTAATGAAGACGACAACAGCTATTCAATAAGTCTTATTATTTCAGTACCACAGCTTAAGCTTGAATTAGTAAATTTAACAGCCACACTAAATAATAATGGGTTTACATTTGTTTAATTATGAGCATAAAACAAGACGCAAATTTTTTAATTAACCAGCAAGGGTATGCTGCGTTTGACGCTTTATCATTAAAACAATTAATAATAGATAGACTTAATAGTGGTTCACTTTTTACAGATCAAAATTACGAAGGAAGTAATATTTCTGCAATTATTGATATTGTATCATATGCGTACCATGTATTATTATTTTATTTAAATAGAACAGCATCTGAAAGTCTCTTCAGTCAAGCTACTTTATATGAAAATATAAACAAGATTGTAAAAGAATTAAATTACAAACCTATTGGTTATCAGAGCGCACTCTTAAGCTTCAAAGCAACAGCATTAAAAGATTTAAACCCTGATACTTATACTATTAAAAGGTATTCTTATTTTACAATCAATGGTATTGTGTATAGTTTTAATAATGACACTACTTTTATTAAAAATACCGACACGGATGAAAATTTAAACTTATTAGGAGATAACAATCTACTCTATCAAGGCTCTTATATTGAGTACCCAACTTATACTGCTACTGGTGATGATTATGAACAAATTACAATCATATATGTTGCAAATAATGAAAATCAAAAAATCGACCATTTCAATATTGATGTTTATGTAAAAGAAAAAGCTACTGGAAAGTATTACAGATATGCAGAAACTTCATCTCTCTTTTTAAATGATTCAACAGCTCGTGTTTTTGAAAAAAGATTAAATGAGGATGAGCGCTACGAAATTAAATTTGGTAATGGTATAACAGGTAGAAAGTTAGAACAAGGCGACGAGGTTGCACTATATTTCTTACAGACTGATGGGTCTGCCGGTGAAATTGATATAGGAATACTTGACGGTAATAAATTATTCTTATATAGTACTGCTAGATACAATACAATTTTAGCTGATACTGTCTCTAATAATTTAAATTTACTTGAAGATACAGAAACAAAATTTCTTCAATTCATTAATATTGACCCTTCAACAAAATTTCAAGATAAAGAATCTGCAGAGCAAATAAAACTTAATGCTCCAAAAATTTACAATTCACAGTATAGATTAGTAACCGCGAAAGATTACGAAATATTTGTTAATAGAAATTTTGCCAATATTATAAGCTCTACTAAAGCTGTTAACAATTGGGACTACTTAAATGGTCATTTTAGATATTTCTATAATCTTAACCTGAACAAGCCTAATGATGATTCTCGGGTGTTGTTCAATCAAGTGCGCTTTGCTGATACATGTGATTTTAATAATGTTTATATATATGGTGTACCACGTCTGGAAAAAATTACTTCGTTAACTCAAAGAACTAATTATTTAAATTCTGCGCAAAAAGAACTTATTCTTAATACACTTCAAAACTATAAAATGATGACTTCTGAAATTATTGTTGCAGACCCTGTTTATATTGCCATGGATTTCGGCATCAAAAGACCAGGCGAGGTTGTCACACCTGCTATAGCAGATCAGAGCAAGTTAATTATTACAAAAAATGTACTCTCACAAATTGACACCCAATCTATTAAAAATACTGTGTACAATTTAATTAAATCATTTTTTAGCTCAACAAATAATAGTTTAGGAATTTTGTTCGATATTAATGATTTAACATCGCAAATTTTTGGTATTGACGGTGTAGAAGATTTTTATGTCACTAGGACAGACGACTCCGGTACATTTACAGTGCCTGGTTTAAATTTCTTAGCATGGAACCCTGTATATCCTAATGGTGATGCAGAGATTATTTCACAAAATTATCAATTTCCTTATTTCAAATATCCGTTTTTAAACAACCCATTAGATTTTCTCAATAAAATTGAGGTTATTACAACAAGTAATGCTAACACTAAAATTGAATATTAAAAATGGCATTTGCATTCAAGAACAGTTTTTACGTTAATGTATATGACTATACCGGCAAACCATGCTTAAGTACATACGCCTTAGAGCAAACACCATTAACTTTTGTACCCGATTACACCAACATACAAATTCTTTCTTCCAGAACATATGTTTCTGCTCTTTGCTCTCTTACAAATACATTTTATATCCCAGATAATAATGATTACTCTGATATAAAAATACGGTGGGATTTCGGTGACGGCACGTATCAGGTTGGTCCAACTGGCGTGCACGCATATACGTTTCCTGGTTCATATAAAACAAGAGTATATTTAATAGACTCAAATGGGTCTAGTTATTTAAATGAATTTGTTGTTAATATAAAAGTTTCCAACTACATACAAGACAAATATTTGTTTGAACCATATAAAGATTTTATTGTGGATATTCCTGCTGGCAGACTCTCTGATAAAATTACTATTCAGAGAACAAACAGCTGGCAGTCATACGAACCACTATCCGGTACAGGTTATACATTTAATTTATATGCTAGTGGTTCTGGGACTTATTATTATGATGTTAAGAATTACTATACAGACAAATGGGCACATCTTAAAAAGTTTTTTAAATTTGTAAAAAAGGAAACCATCAATAACATAGAGCAAGATATAATTGTTGATAAAGTTATAACATCCAACACTGAGCTATATGCAAAAATATTTAATAAAAATATTGTGCCTTGTAGTAAAACTGATAGCGGCGCTTTTCTTGTCGGCACATCAGGCAGCGCTGAATTTTATTATACTGACGATAGCAATAAGAATAATATATCAACAAATGATCCAATCTTTATTTTTGCTACATTAGATACAAGCAAATTCTATGATTCCATTGGATTAAGAGATAATGTATACAGTGAACTCACACCTCTGCAGATAGGATATTTAAACACGCTGCCCATCTGCTTGCCAATAGTAAAAACAAGATACAACCCTGCAGCTGCAGTCACTATTACAACAAATGGCTTGGATGGCGAAGGCAAAGATACAATTAATACATTTAATTTGAATAAAGTAAATTTTGCAGGTACAAAAATACCTTTTGTTGTGAAGCTTAAAGATCAAGACAACTTTACAACAAAAAGTTATCCTTATCTATCTTCTACTAATGCTTTTCCTCTTACTTCATATTTTTTTAATATAAAATTGGTTGATTCAACAGGCAATGAAGTGCTTTCAACTACTTTTTATAAAACAGATTTTGAAAAAGAAATTTTTAAATCAGGTGGATTTTATAGAGGATACTTTACAACTGATTCAACAGTTGTAAACGCTAAACTATCTACAACCGTCTATATTGATGATATCCCTAATTTTGAGCAAGACACAGCACTTCTTTTCTATGCACAGCCTTATTCTGATAATATAGCTAGGTATTTCTCAACAAGCTTTTATTCATCTATACCCGGTATTAACAATTCTACTGCAACTACATATGATTTCTTGAACACACAAGGCAATAGAAGCATATTCACTATAACACAAATACCTTCATCAAATAATGCATACGACGACTACTGCTTCTGGGCAGCAGATTCAGATTCAGACACTATTCTTAAAATGACTTACACAGGTAATATTATTACAACAATAAATTTATCAGCTACCCCCTTTAGCAACGGTTCAACAAAAGATTTACGCAATATATATGGCAGTGCAGCACCATCATGTATTGCTATTGATCAAAACAATAATGCTTTTGTAACTTTATTTGATAGTGGATCTGTTATTAAAATTAACAATTTAACTAATACTGTAGATGCAATTTGCATACCACCCGCAAGCGCATTCACGACAAATACGTTCCTAACTTCAGCAGACTATGTAACAAATCAAGGATGGGCAGGAGAATTTACTATTCTACCTTCTGGTGTTGATACAGATAACGATGGCAATGTATATGTAGCTTACTCTCATCCAATGTCCTCAACCATAGTTAAATTTGATAACAATTTAAACTATCAAAAAAAGATGTCAGGTATTTTTGGTGCAACTTTTTATGCACAAAAATTAGTAATTGATAGAAATAATAATATCTGGGCAACAGCAATAAACAAAAATGCTACCTCTTCAGGGCTACCCTTTTTATCAGGCCGTGATGATGTAATATATGTAATTAGAGACACTGGAGCTACCACTTTAACACCACTGACAACTTTTAGAGGATTTAACCAACCCAGCAATATCACAGTTGATGGAAATCAAAGCTGCTGGGTATCTC